GTCCATGCCGTTAAGACTGTCCCGTTCGCATCATGCATTATGGGGCATCCGGTAAATTTCAAGTGGTCCGATATCGTCAAATATAGAATCATTATATTCCTATCGTATTTTCGTGGGAATATTGGTGATTTCTTACGCAATTGGATTATTGGCAATCGAGTTACCCGTCGATTTGTGCCTTGGATGTTTAATACTGTCCGAGTCGCATCGTACGAGGCTTATACGAATAGGATGGAGTCTAAGTTTGGTACGGGGTTGACAACGCGGTTTAATAGACAGCAGTTTCCGACTCCGACCTCGCCAGTTGTTTCCTGCGTTGCTGGACGTGGTCAATATGGTCCCTGCGAAAACGCTGGACAACGTGTTAACATCAATGGAAACGCGCGTATTGAACACTGTCCCGAAACCGTTACCGCACCTGTCACACCAGTTCTTGGAGAACCAGCCGTATGTGACGATGCCAGGAGTGAGGGGGGTGATGCACCCCCTGAGCCAGTCGTTGTTGCAGTGGAACCCGCTGTTGTTGGCGGAGGGGAAGGAGAAGTTGCGCATGAGTTGCCAGTCGGTACCGAAGGCCGAGAAGGGTCAACGGATGGTCAATTTGAAGGACGCGGTTGCAGACGCATCCGTGTTGTACAAGCCGACCTTAATTTGCCCGTACAACGAGATGAATGTGACGCTATCATTGAGCCCGTTCTCCCACCCGGCACTGTCGTGTCGTGTGAGATCGCTGCGGGACTTATTACAAGCTTCACTATCACCACGCAGTCTGGACAGGTTACGAACCACCGATTTGAGACAAATGTTGCTGCTTCGCTTAGAAACAATGCGGTCGAAGCCGAGCAGTTGTGCACAAGCATTACTAAAGTGTTGCGACACCTTGAGGGGCGTCAAACTGGTAGAATTAACTACTGGGCAATACTCAACTGGGCAGTACGCTTCATTGCTCATCCCCATGGAAGAAGCGGTGATAAGTCCGTTGTCCCTAAAGGCTATGGCTTATTACCACTTGTACCTCCTGCCGTTATTCCCGGAGGATTTAAAACCTTTGCCGTGGGAAACTTGGGTCTCGCGGTATCCGAAGGCGCGCCAAGTGTTGTTGAACAAGGCGAAAGAACGCGTGGAACGCATCGGTCTTTCCAAGCGAGACGCTCTGGTGAAGTGCTTTTTGAAGGTAGAAACCAGCGTCAAGGCCGGCGACCCGCGTAATATCTCTCCCAGATCGGATGAGTTTCTTGCCGTTATTGGTCCATATATATCAGCTATTGAACATTGTTTACGATTTCATCCACGATTAGTTAAGGGGTTGAATAATAAGGATCGGGAGGCTAAGTTGGCATTTCTGACTAAGTTTCTTGAATTCTTGGAAGGTGATTATGCGAGATATGATGTTAACATGTCTCTCCCTACGTTAGAGGAAGTAGAGTACCAATTTTTGTGTACACCGTATGCGTCTGATGAGCACATACTCTATAGGTTCGCTATGCGTTTAGCTATGCGGACATTTGGGGTGAGTGAGATCGGATTGTGTTATGAGGTGGATGGTACACGTGCTTCTGGTGATTCCCACACTTCCATTGGTAATGGTACCGTCAACGATTTTAATACTTTCGTTGCTTTGGAACCGCTACCAGAGGAAGCTTGGGATAGTGTTGCGGAAGGGGATGATGGCGCTGGCGGGGTCTCGAAGAAATTTATTGACCAAGCCATTTATAATTTCCATATTTTACCTTGTTTGGGTTTTCAAATCAAATTAGAACACTATAAGTGTATCGATCAGGTGAGTTTTTGTGGTAGGTTTTTGACGGAAAGATTGGGCACTATCATTAGTACCTGTGATATTCGCCGAACTCTAGCCAAGATGCACACTATTTGTAGTGATGGTGATCCGGAGGCATTGACG